GAAAAGACGCTGCAAAAGACGTAGACAAATTGACTGACAACCTTTCTGACGCAGTAGATCAGACAAAAGATTTATCAAAAGCGTCAAAAGAAGGTGAGTCAGGTATAAAAAAATTAGCAGTAGGTTTTAGAACATTAGCAAAAGCAACAGGTATTGTATTTTTGCTTAACAAAGCATTTGAGGTGTTTCAAGATGTATTAGGACAAAATCAAAGAGTAGCTGACGGATTTAAAACAACAACTGAATTTTTAAGTATAGCGTTTAATGATTTTTTTAGATTTTTAAGTAACAATATAGGAACTGTAACAGGATTTTTTAAAGATTTATTTGAAAACCCACAAGAAAAAATAAAACAGTTAGGCAACATTATAAAACAAAGATTTATTAATACCTTTAAAGAAGCTACAGAAGTTTTAGGTTTAGCAGGTAAGGCATTTGGACAATTAATAAAAGGTGAGTTTCAAGCAGCATTTGATACTGCTAAAGAAGCAGGAAAACAAGTAATTGACGTTTACACAGGGGTTGACGGTAGTTTTGAAAAAGTTAAAGAAACAATAAAAACTACTGCAAAAGGTATTAAAGAATATACTAAAAGCACTTTTGACGCTGCAAAATCAAACGTAGAACTTGACAAGTCAGCAGCACTCGCAGAAAGTAGAAACCGTATATTATTAGAACAATTTGACAGACAAGCAGAAGTACAAAGGCAAATAAGAGATGACGAAAGCAAATCAATGCCTGAACGAATAGCAGCAAACGAAAAACTTGGTGAACTACTAAAAGAACAAAAAGAATTAATGTTAGCGAACGCAGACATTTCAGTAGACGCAGCACAAAAAGAACTAGACAAAAACAAAGAAAACGTAGAGTTACAAATAGCACTTAATGAAGCAATAGCAGAACGTGAAGGTATAATAGCACAAGTTACAGGTTTTGAAAGTGAGCAATTAACAAACACCATAAGTCTTAAACGTGAACAACAAGACTTAGAAAAAGAACTACAAGAACAAGCATTAGAAAATATAAAAGAAGAAGCAGACAAACGACAAGAATTGCACGATCTAGAACAAGAACGTAAACAGGAACAAATGGCTGCATTTAGTCAATTAAGTGGTGCATTAGGTGACTTATTAGGAGAAAGTAAAGCAATGGCAGTAGCACAAGCGACAATAGACACTATAGCAGGTGCAACAAAAGCATTTTCACAAACAGGTGTAGCAGGGTTTGTAACAGGTGCAGCAATAACATTAGCAGGTATAGCAAACGTTAGAAAAATACTTGCAACTAAAGTACCTAAAGAAAAAGGTGGTGGTGGATCAATACCGTCAGCTACAGGACAAGCACCTTCACCACAAATGACAAGTGGAGCATTTACATTAACAACACCACAAGAAGCAGAACCACCTAGAGCATTTGTAGTAACTGACGACATAACAAACAGTCAAGACAGACTACAAACAATACGAAGACGTAGTACGATATAAAATCAAATAAAACAAATTAAAATCTATTATATAATAAATTTATCTTATGTACGAAAAATACCTTAATAAATTAGAAAGTCTTTTAGACACAAAATTAGAGAAAACAGAAAAAGTTAATTTAGCATTTACAATAAAACAAGCAGGAATGTTTAAAGAACAAGTTGTAGAATATACAAAAGATATAGAAAAATTTGGAAAAGAAAAAGAAAGAATACAAGATATAATTACTGAATTAACGTATGACGGCAATGCTTCATTTAAAGAATTAAAAGCAGCTCAAAAAGAAATAGAACCTGCTATAAAAGACTTCGGTATACCTATGCCTAACGAATTAAAAGGTATAGACCAAATATTAAAAGATTATAGCAATACTGTAAAAAAATACGATTAATATGAACAAAAAACTTACTAAAATAACAGAACTTGTAATAAGTGACGATAACGAAGAACTATCTATAGACGCAATAAGTCTTGTAACAAGTCCTGCAATAGAAGTAGATTTTGTATTTTTTGGTAAAGACAAACACAATCTTACATTCTCAAAGATTGACGAAGAAAAAAGAATGTTAATTAGTCCTGCACTAATACCTAACAAACAGATATTTAGATACAACCCTAATACAGATTCAGAGTATTACGTATATTTCTCTACGGACACAGTAAGAAAAGCTAGCGAGCTATACCTTAAATACAATAATCATCACAAAGCTACATACCAACACCAAGACAGAGTAGCAGGTGTACTAACAGTAGAAAGCTGGATAAAAGAAGGTGATCAAGACAAGTCTAAAATGTATGGCTACGACTTACCAAATGGTACGTGGTTTGTAAAAATGAAAATAGAAAACAATGACTTATGGGAAAAGATAAAAGCAGGTGAACTAAAAGGATTATCAATAGAAGGTTACTTTGTAGACAAAATGGAAAAAATGAGCAAAACAGTTACAGACGAAGAAATAGTAGAAGCATACAATGAATTAGTAAAAGAGGGTAAGATAAATAAAGTAGAGTTAGGTTTAGCAGATGATTTAAAAAAGATTGCAGATAATTTTTCAAAATTTGTAAATGAAGAAGCTGTCATAATGAAAAAGGTATTTCAAGCAGAAAATCAATTAAAACAAGTAATAAAAAATTTAGAAAACCTATTTAAAAAAAGTCAAAATATTTATTCAAAAGTAGAAAAACAAACAAAAGAATTAGGTTTAAATATTGGAGACGTTGAAATATTAAAAAAAGGAAGTATTTCTAGATTATTAAGCACAGGTAACAAAACAATACAAAATGCTAAATCAAATTTAAAAAAATTACAAACTATTGATTAATATACAATAATTAAATAAGACAAATTATGTACAAAAATTACGAAGACAAACTAAACACAATACTATCTAACGCAAAAGGTGAAAAGGTAGAGTTAGGTTTAATGGACGACATAACAAAAATATACAAAGAAGCACAAAGATTTAGTGCTATTGCAGAAGGTAAGGGTTTGAGTGATGTAAGAAAAACAATATTAAGGGTTGAAAATGATTTTATAAAACTTATGAGAAAATCAGAAGACGGTATAGACTTAATAGAAAAAGCAGAAAAACAAATTAAAGAGTTAGGATTGACAAAACCTAAAGAAATACAAGGTATAGAAAATGTTTTAAACTCTTATATTAACAACGCAGAAGGTCATATAAAAAATTTAAGAGCAGACCAATATAGGTAAAAATCAAACAACAAATAAATAATTCTATTATATACTAAAGACTTTAAAAAATGGATTTAAAAAAACAAATATTATCAGCATTAGGTTTAGACAAAGAAGAAGTAAACCTAGAATTTCAAGCTAAACTTATTGACGGTACTATTGTCGTTTCAAAAGCAGACGAACTTGCAGAAGGTGTAGAGATAATGATACTAGCAGAAGACGGTAGCACAATGCCTGTACCTGTAGGAACTTACGAAACAGAAGACGGTGTAGAATTTAAGGTAGAAAAAGAGGGTATCGTAGCATCAATAGAGAAAAAAGAAACTGAAGAAGAAGAAGAAGAGACAGAAGAAAAAGAAGAAGTTGAAGCAGTAGAAGAAGAAGAAATGTCAGAAGAAGTAGAAAACGAAAACTTTGACAAGAAGGCACTTATTGAAGAAATAGGTGCAGTAATTAAAGAACTTTTAGAAGAAGTAAGATCAGACGTGTCAAGACTTTCTTCAGAACTTGAAGAAATGAAAGACATAAACGGTGAACTAACTACAGAAAAAGAAGAATTACAATCACAAATCGTAGAATTATCTAAAAAACCTGCAACAAAACCTGTTGAGGTTAGTAAATTTAACAAAACAAAAATAAACACAAAACCTTACGCTAGCATGAATAGTAAAGAAAGGTTTTATTATAACTTAAATAAATAATAATTAAATAATAACAAAATGAGTTTTTCAATAACATCAAATTATTCAGGTGACCACGCAGGTCAGTATATTGGTGCTGCGTTAAAGTCGTCAAAATCTTTAGAGTTTTTGACTGTACTAGAAAATGTAAAGTATAAAAGAAACATAACTAAAGTTGCTACTTCAGGACTTATTAAAGATGCTACTTGTGACTTCACAGACGCAGGTACACTTACTTTGACTGAAAGAGTATTAACACCAAAACAATTAGAAATTAACGTAGACCTTTGTAAAAAAGATTTACTAGCAGACTGGCAAGCAGCACAGATGCAAGCAGGTAGACACAATGACGGAATGAGTGACGACTTTGCAGCGTTTGTAATGTCTTACTTATCATCTACTATTGCAGATTCAGTAGAAACTAGTATTTGGAATGGATTAGATGCAAATTCAGGTGAATTCACAGGGTTTATGCAAGCAGGTAACGGACACTTTGAGAATGACACGGCTATTGTAGAAGCAGATAATCAGGGTGGTGCAGGTACTGCATTTACAAATAGTAACATTGACGAAAACCTAAACATACTTGTAGACGCAATACCTTCAGCAGTATACACTAAAGAAGACTTATATATCTATATGTCAGTAGCGTCTTACAGACTTTACTTAGCTAATCAAGCAGCAGCAGGTTACGAAAGACTATACAACATGGGCGAAGGTTTCAGACCAATGTTTAACGGTATTAAGATTGCAGTTTGTCCAGGTATGGTAGATAACAAAATGGCAGCAGCTCAAGCATCTAACTTATTCTTTGGTACAGACTTAGTTTCTGACCACACAGAGATTAAAATGTTAGATATGGGTGACTTAGACGGTTCTGACAACATCAGAGTAGTAGCTAAGTTTACAGGTGGTACGCAACACGCACAAGGTGGCGACATAGTAAGATTAGACTAATAATTAATTAACAGTAAGAGAGGGTGTTAAAACCCTCTTAAACTGTCTTAAAACAATAAATATGGCTTGTGAATTAACTAAAGGAAGACAACTAGACTGTAGAGATACGGTTGGTGGTGTAAAGGCAGTATACTTTGTACAACACGCAGACGCTAGTATAAACGGTGCAGGTGGTGGTGCAGGTGAAGAACCTGCGTCAGGTACTATTTCAGACTTAGATATCACTAATAGTGGTTCAGGTGACTTACTATATAAGTATGATTTAGCAAGGGGTACAGGATCATTTACCGAAACAATCACAGGTAGTACAGAAAACGGTACGGTATTTTTTGACCAATCAGTAAATATTAAATTACACAAACTTAGCATAGCAGACAGAAACGAAATAAAACTATTATCACAAAATAGATTAATAGTATTTGTAGAGTTAAACCAAATCAATAGTTCAGGTAAAAGAGTTATTGTAGCTTTAGGAGTAGAAAACGGTTTACAATTAAATACAGGTACAAATGTTTCAGGTGCAGCATTAGGAGATATGGCAGGTTCAGACTTGACATTTAGTGGTCAAGAAAGTTACCCTGCAAGTATTGTTGCAGACTACAGTACAAGTCCTTTTGACAATACTGCATTTACAGTAACAGTACACAACAGTTAATATATGTTTTCATAAATAAAAGAAGGGTGGTATCTTACCACCTTTTTTTTTACTTATAAAATAAATTCAAACTTTTTCTATTATATAGTATGCAACACGCAACTTACGGTTCTACAACTAATTTTTATGTGACTACAGAAGACAAAAGAATAGACACAACAGTACCAAGTACACAAATTAGATTTTTAGTAAAATTTACAAATGACTTATCAGGAAATGTAAAATACGCATACGGACAAAGTCAAACAATTAGAGAAAGGTACACAGATTTTAGTTTTACACATAACACTACAGAAAATGTTTTTACAGGTGCTATTAATTTGACACCTTTTGGATATTATAAATACGAAGTATATGAAGTAAGTTTTAACGGTACAGTACCGACATTAGACGCAAATACTGCACCTAT